ATAATTGGTGCCTTCATAAAAATATTTACCAGTAATATTTTCGCCTTGAATAAACGAAACTCCTTTACTGATATTTGAAACGAAGATTTCGTTTACATTCAATAGACCAACAATAATTTCTTCTGCATTTTCAGACACTGCGGTTGCGCCAGATGTTTCACCAGTGAAAGAGAAAACTACTTGTGTTCCATCAGTTCTACTAACATCTTCAATAATATTAGATGCCGTATAATTCAATTTGATTATTGAATTATTTGCCGGTGCCGTATTAAATGTGACAATTGGATCATTTGGAGAAATGGTGTAACCATTTGCTGTGGTGCAATCGGAAGTTTGCAAAACATCATTGACATAAACTTCAAGGTTTGAAGGGCTTGCGACTTCAAACAACCTAAAAACTTTTGTACTGCCATTACCTGTCGCAAGATGATAAAAGTCAGGTAAGAAACGAATAGATTGTCTCTTAATCCATTTACCTGACGATAGTCTTAGAATATTATCTTTAGGATAGAAGATTTCAATCTCTTCACCATATAATGCTCTGAATAGAAAACGATATGCCTTCTCTGTACCTTTGGCACGCCAAAAATCTTTGATGTGTTTTACAAGAAACGCTTTGTTGGCAAGTGTCTCAGCAGGAATTGATTGTAAAAACTTGCGGCGAAAGTATTCTTCAAAATCAGTAAGAGTACTATCTACATCGAAATAATTTAAAAGATTTCTACCAAAATCTGTTGCTTTGTTTGTTTGTTCTAGGTACTCATAGTAGGCTTCAACAAAGGCAACAAAAGTATCGTAGTCTGCCCGAATAAATTCAGGCAGTTGTTCACGAACAACAGTTGATAGCTTATTAGTTATTGACATTTCTTAGTCTAGGAGTTACAACAACAGAATCAGTTCCATCGGTATCAATCAAAAGAATTTGATTTTTTCTTGAGTCAATAATTTTTGTTTCAGGTTCAATTGCAATACGAATATCATTGTGGTCTGAATCTAGTGCTTCAATTTTAAAGTTATTAAGAACAATCAAGCCGGCTTCATAATTGATTGTGCCTGCCTCTGCATTGATGATAATCTTCTCAGCCAACTCATTGTAATAGAAGGTTCTGAGTGTGCCAAAACGAGCCGCTACAATTGCAGTTCCTTTAGCACCAAAACCATCACCGCCTGTGATAGTAACAATAGCACGACTATAACCAGTACCACGAGTTATCATAGTAATTTTTGTAACTTTACCATTCACAATGGTTGCTTCAGCAGTCGCACCAGAACCATCACCAGTAATAGTTACAGTCGGCGCTTCAAGATAATTATAACCAGAGTCAGTAATAATAACCTCATCCACACCTGTGAATGAATTTGGTGCTTCATCAAGATAGGCAAGACGATATGTTCCAGATGCATCGTTAACATAGAACGGAGTCGAGTCTAATGAATCTAACAAACCAGCTCCGCCACGATTTAATGGTAAAGCAAAATCAATGTAGTAAGTTTTCAATGCATTCAATTGTGGTATGAATCTTTTCTCGACACGAGTTTTGATTTCGTTACCAACAATACCTGATGAGACACTATCAATTAAACTTTGCAATTTTGATTGAACAAAAACTACACCAAACTGTTGTAAAGTTGTGCTATTATAAGTAAACACTGCGTTTCGAACCAATGTCGCAATTTGATTTTGAGTTAATGTTGTGAGAGTCAAATCAACTTCAACAGTAACATCAAATTTCAAGTAGATGTACTCAGGGTCTACAATTTCTGGCGTGACTGTTACAAGGCACAGTGGTTTGATATATTCATTTACAATTCTAGCTTTTTCTGTATCATTGATTATAACACCAGATTTTGGTTTGAATGAGATATAAACTTTTCCATAAATTGGTGGTGTGTTTTCTTCTCCACCCCAAACAGAAACTGTATCAATAGTAGGATAGTTTTGTTTCAATAAAACTTCAAAATCAGAAGTTGTTACTGCACGATTTTGTGAACTATAATAATGTGGTGCATTGAACTTAATCGATTGAATTGTTTCTCTTTCAGAACCACCAGCAGCCGCTGTGTTTGCATTGATAACAACTTGATTGTAACCAGAAATAGAACCGGTAGTAAAAGAGTTTGCTTTGTTGGCCGCTTCTGCACTTGAAGAAACATAAGAAATAATGACAATGTTTCCGTTCGAGAGATTGGTACCGATGACACCATCGCCAAATTTAATCTTATAGGTATCATCAAGACCACCTTCTAAGAAATAAACTTTCGAAGTTGAATTAATTTCTGTAGCATCGGTTGATATTGTAAAAGTGTGTGAATCAGTATTCGATGATGATGCTTGAACTGTAACCAAAAGAGTTGAAGTGTCAACATTAACATCACTGATTGTAAACTCTCTTTTTGGGTTTAACGCCGTGTTATATGCATAATTCAATACTCTAGGAAATCCTTCTACAATTTCAATACCATTAATATTGAACACACCACAATCACGAATTGTGGTATATGATTTTGTTGTGACAAAGTTATAGTTTACACCATCGATTGATTCAGAGAAAAATTCTTGAAAACGAGGAACAGTTAATGTGCCAGCATTGTCTGTTGGAATGATACCAATGTCAATTGTTGCAATTGCAGAACGGCGAGATGTTGGTATATATCCAATATGTTTGGCATGTGACACTACAGAATTTCTAACAACGGCACTATCCAAGAACATCTCATTGGCAACCATATTCTGATAGTATGCATTGTAATGGGTATTGTATGCTAGAATATCCAGCAATACGGAAATACTCGAACCTTCAAAATCATAATCGGTAAATGCCGATTGATTGCGAAGATAGTTTTTTAAATTGTTTCGAATAGAAACAAAATCTAATTCGGTTATAGTTAGTTTATCTGCCATTTATCGAATCCGTTCAAGCAGGAAGTCTGCTGTAATTGGGTTTGTTTTCATATCAATGAAAAATTCAACTCTAATATCATATGCATTATTATCTTCATTAGGAATAACATCAACCTTCCTCACCCTCGCACGAGGCTCAAAGTTAGCAATTGTTTGCTCAATCATTTTTTGAAGGTCGGATGCTGTAAAAACAGAAACAGGTTCAAACAACAATTTTCTGACATTAGCACATAACTCTGGATTAAAAGGTCTTTCATAGTGATTAGTTAGGATTAAATTTCTTATTGAAAATGCTATAGCATTTTCATCTTTTTTGGTCACCAAGTCTTTTTTGACTGGATGAATGCCAAAATTTAAGTCTAAATCCGAATAAGTGTATGTAGCCATAGATATTATTTATGTCAACTTTTTCAAGAGAGTGTCAGTTCCTACTGTTTCCATGATGAACTTTCCACATGGGTCCTTCACAATAGCACCAATAGCCATTGCAAGAGCCGCAGACTTTAATTGCTCAATAGAGTTTTCAATAAATTGTGAATCTTTACTTATGATAGCATTTACGATTGTAGCAATACCTACAACAGTCGCTGTGATATCTGCAATGGTTGCAATGCCTTTATCAATCTTGTTCACTATATCAGCAATCTCATTTGCAGCCGAATCAATATCATCACCAGAAAAAAGTCCAGTCATACCGCCAATGATGTTAAGACAACCTTTAGCACCATCAATAACATTCACCATATCGTTCATCGATTTACCAATACTTAAAACTTGTTCAAGACCTGGCGAACTTAAACCAACACCTTTTAATGTTCCAGACAATCTATTTGTGTGACCCAAAAAGTTGCTCATCGAAGTCTGCAAATTTCCTATTCCACCACCAGCCAAAAATGTTGTTGCATCACCTGAACTTATGTTCGGATTTGTTACCGCACCGGTAGAAATTGCAGTTAATTTTGTTGTTAGTGAACTGACTTGATTAGTCACACCACCAATGGTATCAGTCATAGGATTACTAAACATTGCCGCACGATTTCCTGTGACTGAACTAATCAAATCTTTTGATTGTGCAGTGAGACCAGATACTGGTGGCGCACCCTCAGGAAGATTTGGTATTTTAGGAAGCAAACTTGTATCTAAACTAAAAGGCATGAATTACCCCGAAAAAACATTA